TCCACCTTCAGGATCTAATATCTGTGTTTTAATTTCTGTAATAGTTTTTTTACGAGTCGCTGTAAATACAGCTCCTCCACCATCATATGAAATAAAATCATTATTCGCATTATATTTACCTACCACCGCCATCGTCTGTAATGGATTAGATAACTGATAATAATTAGCTGTATCTAATATATCTGAATTAATCAAAAAATATCCTTTTAAAATTTTACGAGGTAATTCACTCGCTATAATTTTAGTGCTTTCAGAGTTAATTGTTATCGCAGGTGAAACCCTGTGATCGGGAGAATCATCCTTCCACCCGTCAGTGCTACCATTAATAATCTGTTTCGTGTTATAAAAATTTACATTTGAACTCAGCATTAAATTAAACATATTTGTTCCATATGGATTACTGTGAAACTGTTGTGAATCTAAACTAGTGACATTCGCATTCGTTGTAATTCCAGATGAATTAGGATTATCATCTGTAAATCTATTATTTATATTTTTGATATTTTCAATACCACCCGAAGCATTAAACTGACCGTATTCAAAACCTAAAATACCCCAAATAGATCTTTTCCAAAATCTTTCATCTATTCCCATGTCTTGAATTGATATACCACCGTGAGCATCGTATATTTGACCTTTTACCATATTTATATTCATAGGGATGAAGGTTTTTTGATTTCCATCAGAAGCCGTCCCCGAAAGAGCAATATTAGAATAGGGATGCATGGATGGCGACCAAGTATCATATTTTAACTGCTTATTTATCTTGAAACAATCTTCCCCTGCCTGTGCCGAAGCAGGAGGGGCAAATACATCGGGAGCAGGATTAGGATCACCTGCTGTATAAAAATTACCTACCTTTTCGGGAGCATGAAGATTACTTAATTCAAATCTACTCTGAACATTATCAAAATTTAAAAGAGGATTATCTGCCCCTAAATAAACTTGACGAATATCTTCACTCTGTGCGTATTCAATTTGCCCGTAGTATTGTAAAGGGGCGAATCCACTACTCAACATTATAGCCGAATTCCCATAACCAGTAAAATGATAATCATAACCTATTTTTGTATCCGCACGTATCGCATCATCCTGTTCCCCGAAATATGAAATAGGTATTCCACCTATAGGTTTTGTAATTAATGCGATAAGACCATTATTTTTTCTCGCGAATCCATATGCTAAATTATCATCTCTATCGCCTATAGTTTGTTCAGATGTTAAATTACTACAATTTTCATTAAAATAAAAGAATATCGGCATAGATGTAGAATCCGAAGCCGAAGTTCTCGGAGGATCCTGTGTTTTTGTGACAAAAGGAACATTATACATGTCTGAACCCAAAGCATCTGAACCAGTAGCATCATTACCGCTACCAGATATACCTATATGAAGAAATCGTGCTTCTTTTCTAAATGATGCATTCAGGGAAGCTGATGTCGCATTAGGATAAACAGATGAATAACTACTATTACCTGATGTTGTAGCGTGATCTAATAATTCAGGATATAATCTTTGTGAATCAAAAAATTTCTTAAACTCTAATAAATTTGTTTCATTGTATGAAAAATTTGTATAAATTATCGCAGAAGAAGCATTCGCCAAAGTTATTGTAGTAGTTATTTTATTACCGTGATAAGCATTACATTCTCTACCGCTCTCAACAAACTCAGGTCGTTTAAAACCTATATGAGAATAATTTGTTAAATAATTTACAGCAGATGCTGTATTACAAGCATTAGTCCCTACACCCACAGGAATTCCAATAGTGCTACTCGCATTAAAAAAATCTTGATTTCCCGAAGCACTAAACATATAATAATTAGCACAAGGGAATGCTCTATAAAGTGTAGAATTCACGACACTTGTAAGGTCATTTTCAATAATATTAATTGTAGGTTCTGTTTTTGTTAATTGATTTGTTATGTCTCCTGAAATTGAAGAGGGTGAATTATAACCAGCGGGGACATTCAGTTTAACTTTCTGTAAAACCCTATTGTAATTACCGATAGCAGGGTCAGGTTTAGTGGGAACAGGTTGTATATATGAAGCATTACTGGCTGATGATAATTCACTCTGTCTATAAACTATTTCAGACCTTTTGAATATTGTATATTTACTATTATCTTGTTTTAATTTTCTGATATTACCAGAAGAATTCGTTGAACTTATCGCCACTTGATCTAAAAAATCAGGTGTAAATACATGTGAAGCAGTAAAATAATATGTATTACATCCTTTCGCATATGAATCTGAAGCACTCCAAAAAGATGCATTCGTTGTCTCTACCCCAGAAGGGTCGCCACCAGCGTTCGCATTACCCATAGAAGCTGAACCGAAATTACGAGGAAGAGTTATATTATTTTCACCATTAGCGGTTTTGTAATATGATATTACTATTGATGCTTCATTATCTTTCATTTTAACTTTTTGTGATTCATTTGATGATGTTTCATAAGCATAACCAGTAGGAGAATATCCCTGTTCATCGGTTGATTTATGATATCCTATATATGATGAATTAATAGTTTCGGTTGTAGTGATTTCTTTTTCACCTAATACTTCACCATCCATTTGAATAACTGAACCACCTGCCCCTCTTTGAGCGATATGAGCAGATTGAATACTTACCTGATCACCGATATCAATTGTAATACCACTAGATACTTTATTTGTAAAAATAGCATTATCAGTTTGAGCGAGATTACTCGCTGAATATTCTTCACTTGATAACCTATTAGCATCAAGTAAAATAGTTTGATTATATCCACCCTGAGACATATTATATAAAGAGTAAATTTATTTTTTTTGATTTAAAATAATGAAATTTAACGAAGTGTGCTATGCTTAAAGGAGCGTAGTTGTGGCGAATCCATTACTAATCGTTGTAAGTTTAGCGAGTTCTAACCACGACCTCTGAGTATAATTACCGCCATTACCGAGACCATCATACTTGTAATAATATTCAATACCACGAGTATTTACTCTTTCATTGCGATTGAGACGATATGCTAACCAGTTAAATCTACCGAGAACACCTACTTCATCCGCATCATCACCCGACTGCTGTGAATATCCCATAAATTCATCGGTAGTGAGTGCTACACCTTCGGCACAGAATTCTTCACGAGTGACGAATGGAACCATCCCTTCTGCCTGAGCGGTATTATGAAACTGGCGAGATGGATTTGTGACGTCAATAGGATATAAGAAACGATCATTATATTTAAGATTCACAGTTAATGAACCATTTTCTTTTCCTGCGGCAGGAGCTTCACCGAAATCATATTTACCTTCAGGTGAAATACTACAAAATTTATTAGTAGTCTGTAAATCACTTGTAGCGAGGTCAGGTTGAAGACCTGTAATAACCTTAGTGACGATACGACCTGCTCCACCGAGATTTCTAATACGAGTCTGCCCATCATCAGTAGTAGATGATACAGATACTTTACTATGGCGATAATCAAAATGATTTAGTGTGAGTGTAGAATTAGCATTCGCATAAGCAGTCATCATTTCCTGAGGATAATATATGTAATCTGCGATTAATTTTACTTCATCCTGATTAACAGTGTATGTATTAGTAGCAGTTCCACTCGGAGCCTGAGCACGATTAACATTAACACGATCAAAATGTAATTCAACAGATACCTGCTCTTGCATCATATAGAGGGGAAGCTGAGTCTGTTTCAGCATGGGGAATAGTTCAGATAAAGCGATTTGGAATACAGGTTCATTTTTAATATCTGCCCACTGATGTACTTTTAAATCAGGTGTAGCAGATGTGAATGAAGCACCAGTAGCAGAATTGTATTCCCTACCGTTTGAGAGACCATAGAAAAACGATTGAGTATTATTCCCAGTGCCACCAGCAATAGAGGTGCTATCATCATATCTAAACTCGTGTGCGATACATCTACCAGATTGAACCTGTTCCCTTTCCTTTTGATGTTCATTTGAGATAAACATAGACTTGTAAGCAGATAAGAAATTATATCCATCAATCTCCTGAATAGTTTTCGTGCCGATCTTTAAAGCACAGCGAGAGATTAATTGATGAATACCTACATTGGGAGAGTAGAAACGAGTATTAGCATCGGGAGCAGTTAAACCTAATGTAATCTTTGAATGACTATGAAGGATACCCTTGTTTAAAAATACAAATCTACAGAATGTATCACTTTTAACCACAGGATCTAAAATACTCGTTTCTACATCAGTAGAAGTAGTAGTATCCATAGGGGAAACACGTAGGAGATTGGGAACATTAGGGGAAACTGCTTGGCGTTCAACCATAGATTCCTGAACTTCACCATCAAAATTATCGGGGTCTTCGGTATTAGGAGTCGGCATTGATTTATTCATATTTATATTATGAATGTTAAAAAAATTTAAATTAAAAAAAATTATTTAATCTTAGATTAGCTTTGCTTAACGGATGAATTATTGCATCACCTGCATCCCCTGTGGGCCGAAAACGAGGGTATTTTTACTATGGACGAACACGAAGAATGCCTGAGGACTATCAGTAGTTAAATCTAACGACATGTTTATACCGAAATTAACGTTGCGAAAATCTACACCTTGATCCGAAATATTATCATATGCGACTCCTACACCGAAAGCACATCCTCCATTTGCGAAATCTTTATCAAAGCGACCAGCATCCGATAATCTGGAATTTACAGGACCGACTGTAGTTCTTGTAATATCAGAAAATTTAGAAATCGCATTCATATAATTATATATGATTTGAGAATCTACAACCTTATTTTTAGCATCAATCTGCTGTAAAGTATTGATATTATAATCAATTGGGAACTTAGAACCATTACGAGTAAAAAATAGTTCTTTAATATCGGCAGATGAACCATCATTATTAGTTGGATACAGAGTAGCGAGACCATCATACAAGAGATTATTAATATGAGCAGCAGGGATAATATTCGCGAAAACACCGAGGACTCTACTTAATCCTAATTGGAAATTTATAATACCATTCGCAGAGTTAATAGTTTGATAATACGAAGATAATGAATTATATTCATAGGTTCCAGAAGGTTGAGATTTCATCTGTTGAAGCATTTGAGGTTCAGG